GAAGCTCTGCACCCTGAATTCTATGACTTCAATCGTTACGATGACATCTTCAAGCAGGTCGATCGAGCGGCTGCCCTCGGTGGCCGGCAACCCGAGCGTAAGCTAAAAGATCTCATTGGCTTTGAGATTCTTAAGAACTACAAGAAGTTGGAAGACTTCCAGAACCTTATATGTTTTAGGAAGAAGGGGAATTCTATAGAGTTTGTCAATATCGTTGATTTTGATGATAGTGCATTTATTTCAGAGAATATTAAGTTTTCTCTTCAAGTCTGGAGGGGTGGAGGCTCGCAGGCGGTTGGAGATGGCTACGCGGATATTGAACTCTACACATAACGATAAATAACATATAATATGACAAAAGAAAAAAATAACGAATTCAAAACAGAAGGAGTAAGATACTTAGGATCGAAAAACAAGATTATTCCAACTCTCATCAAGGTTGTCGAAGAGATTCCAGTTGAAGAGAAGACTATGATCGATGTCTTCACAGGCACCACACGAGTCGCACAAGCCTTTAAAAAGAGGGGGTGGAGAGTAATGACATCCGATCTCTCTTGGGCTTCTGAGGCTTATTCTAGTAACTTTATTTGTCTTTCAAGTAATTCACATCTACAAACTTATATTGATGAGATGAATAATTTAGAAGGTGTAGAGGGCTGGCTCACACAGAACTACTGTGATTCTATTGCTGACAAAGGCGGTATTGTACGCGTCTGGAAACCAAAGAATGGTCGTGTGGCTGATGCTATGAGAGATTATTTAGAGACACTTGATATTTCCAGAAAAGAAAAGATGTGTTTAATTAATTCACTTATTTTTTCATTGGATAGAATCGACAATACAGTAGGGCTTCAACAAGCATATTTAAAAAAGTGGTCTTCAAAGAGAGTTGATACTGATTTGAAAGTTCGACTTCTTCCCTGTGTATCGGGGCCAGTCGGAGAACATGTCGTCGGGGACGCTTTAAAGATTGATTACAAACCATCTACCATAGCTTATCTAGACCCTCCTTACACATCTGCAGACTATTCCACTTATTATCATATTTGGGATTCGATTACCAGATGGGATAAACCCGAGCTTGGATTGAAAACAAACAGAAGAATGGACAGAGTCAAGTCTTCAGAAGAACACGACACCTCAATGAAGAGCCCGTGGTATTCAAAAAAGACAGCTCTAGATGCTACTGAGGAATTGATCGATCGCCTGCCGGTTAACTATTGCGTATTCTCTTATTCCGATGAGGGGCTAATTCCAAAAGAAAGTATGGAAAATTTATGCAACAATTACAAGTCGGTAGAGTGGCACCAAAAAGAACACGATCGTCACGTCATGTCTCGTATCGGACATGGCGGAACTAACGCAAAAAACGCCGCAAAGAAAAAGCTTTCTGAGTGGGTTGTTATCATAGAAAAACAACTAAATTGAATAAATCAAATCTAAAATTTGTAAATCTACACGGCCACTCTTGTGTGGGCTCTCCATTTGACGCAATCGGTTATCCGAATGAACACATGGACTTCGCATATGAGAATGGCTGTGATGCTATTGCCATTACCGATCACGGTAATATGAACGGCTTTTCTTATCAGTATCTTCATTGGAAGAAAATGAAGGCCGAAGGAAAGGACTTCAAAACCATTTTCGGTGTTGAAGCCTATTTCCACCCCTCTATTGAAGAGTGGAAGGAAGAGAAGATCCGCATTACAGAGGATAAGAAGCGAGCAAGAGAACTCGCCAAAGATGAAGGAATGTCGATCGAAGACGAAGAAGATACACGTTCCAAGAACTCTATCATCAACCACAGGCGACATTTGGTCTTGCTGGCACAGAACCAGACTGGTCTAAACAACTTGTTCTCGCTGGTGTCCAAGTCTCACAAAGGCGATAACTACTATCGCCACCCGCGCCTAGACTATGAACTACTCCGCGAACACTCGGAGGGTGTCGTTGCAACTTCCGCTTGCCTTGGTGGTTTTATCGCCAAGATCATGTGGCAGATGGCCGAAGAAGAAGACGAAGCCATTATCCGCGAAGGAGTAAGGCAAACTGAAAAGATGGTAGACATCTTTGGTGATCGTTTCTTTTTGGAACTACAATGGAATACTATTCCAGAACAGCACCGTCTAAACCACATTGTTGTTGAGATTGCCAACCGACTGAATATTCCGTTGGTATCAACCGCAGACGCACACTATCCCCGACCGGAGCTTTGGAAAGACCGAGAACTTTATAAGCGTCTTGGTTGGATGCAAAAGAAAGACTTTGGCAACACACTTCCCGAGTCTGTTGATGAAGTTGGTTATGCTCTTTATCCAAAGAACGGAGATCAAATGTGGGAGGAGTATCAAAAGTCCTGCGCAGTACTTGATCAGACATACGACGATGATCTAGTTCGTGCTTCTATTGAGAAGACACACTGGATCGCCCATAACCTTATCGAAAACTATGAACCCGATGTAACTGTTCGGTTGCCCAACTTTGTTGTTCCAGAAGACGAAACAGCAGAAAGTCAGTTGGTGAAACTGTCCATTGAGGGTATGAAGGCGCACGGCTTGGAGGACAGCGAAGAGTATGTTGCCCGTCTCCGTGAAGAACTACAAGTAATTAAAGATCGCGGTTTTGCTAAATACTTCCTTACAATGAAGGCTATTGCGGATAGAGCGAATCAAATGATGTTGTCTGGTCCTGGCCGCGGTTCTGCTGCAGGTTCTTTGCTAGCTTACATTCTGGACATTACGCAGATCGATCCGATCAAGCACGACCTGTTGTTCTCTCGGTTTATGACGAAGGACGCAACTGACTATCCAGACATTGACTTTGATGTTTCTAGAAGTATGGAAATCAAAGAAGTATTATCAGAAGAATGGGGAGAGAACTGTGTTGCTCCTATTTCTAACTATAATAAACTACAACTTCGCTCTCTTATCAAAGACGTAGCAAAGTTCTACGGTATTCCCTTTTCGGAGGTAAATGGTGTAACTTCTGTTATGGTAAAGGAAGCAACACCGCTAGCGAAGGCAGAACACGGAATGACCGCTGGAATGTATGTTCCAACTTACGATGAAGTTTTGAGGTATTCTGAATCACTTCAGGCATTTCTTCAAAAGTATCCCGAGGTTGGTGTTCGTGTTGGCGCTCTAATGGGTCAGGTTCGCTCTCTGTCGCGTCACGCTGGTGGAGTGGTTGTAGGAGACGATCTAGAAAGCACAATGCCTCTAATCACATCTGGCGGCGTCATTCAAACTCCGTGGGCAGAAGGGCAAAATGTTAGACACCTGGAACCGCTTGGGTTTATCAAGTTTGATGTTCTGGGTTTGACCACGCTAGCCATTATGGAAGGCGCCATTTATCACATCTTACGCAGGCATCACAACGTTGAGGAACCGACATTTGATCAGATCCGCGAGTATTATAATAAAAACCTTCACCCTGATGTGATCGATCTAAATGATGAAAGTGTTTATAAAGACATTTTCCAAGCAGGAAAGTGGGCTGGTATCTTCCAGTTTGCTAGTGAAGGAGCGCAGAAACTCTGTTCTAACTCAAAAGTAGAGTCTATTATTGATGTTTCCGCCGTCACTTCCATTTATCGCCCAGGGCCTTTGTCCGCCGGCGTTGATAAAGACTACATTGAGGCGAAGAACAACCCTCAATACATCAAATACGATCATCCTGTTATCCGTGAGATCTTAGAGCCAACATACGGCTTTATGATCTTCCAAGAGCAAATCGCTCAGCTGGTTGCTGAACTTGGAAAGGATCTTACTTTGGATGATGGAAACAAACTACGCAAACTTCTTACAAAGAAGGGGTTGAGTCAAAGTAAGCTGAGACAAAAAGAAAACATTAGGCAAAAGTTTTTGGAGGGCTGTAATGAAAAAGGATATAGAAAGGGAGAAGATCTGTGGAGAAAGTTCGAATACTTCTCTGGTTACGGCTTTAACAAGTCGCATGCTGTTTGTTATTCTGTTATTAGTTATCAGTGTGCTTGGCTTTATAAGTACTTTCCATCGGAATGGCTGGCTGCTTTCTTGGATACGGAACCAGATAAAAAGAAGGAAGCGGCGATCGCAAAAGCGAAAGCAGCAGGATTCAATGTAGAGAAAATTAATATCAACTCTTCTGGTCGTCGGTGGGAAATTTCGGAAGACGGAACAACTTTGTATCAACCGCTATCTTCTATCAAAGGACTTGGTGATGCGGCTATCGATCAGATTATGCGAAACCGACCATTCAACACAGTAGAAGATCTTTTGTTTACACCAGAAGTATCTTACTCAAAGCTGAATAAGAAGGCGCTTGATGTTCTATGCAGAGGACAAGCACTAAATGATCTAATGGATGATCGCTTTACTGGAATGAAACACTTCTGGTCTGCGGTATGTGTTGATAGACCAAAGATCTACAAGAAGATCCAAAAGTCTCTTGACCGACTGAATGAGAACATTGAGAAGTATGCTGCCGAAGGCGACTTTTCGGATATGGAAAAGATTGAGTATCTATCTGATCTCACGGGAGTTTTCCCAATCTCACTCATTGTGGAAGATAACTTGATGAATGATCTCTACGAACAAGGTGTTCCACCTATTTCAGAGTTCGATCCTGAACTTCTCGTTTGTTGGTTTATTCCGAGAAAGGTTATCAAGAAAAAGACAAAGAGAGGAAAAGCCTATTGGATTTTGGAAGTTGTTGATAGCAACTCTGAAATGTTTGGGATAAAATGTTGGGGGGTTCAGGATACTGATTTCGTCCATCTAAACCGGCCATACGTGGCCAAACTAAATTACGATGATGCTTGGGGTTTTTCCACAAGATCTATTCGTAAGTGCTTCAAGCTATTAGGATAAGGAGGGAAAAATGACTACTAATAATGCTACTATGATAAAGAAAGTAAATAACAATAAGAAGGTATGGAGGCTTCCTACGGGAAACCACGTTCTAACTTCGTTCTCAATGTTCTCCAAGGAGACAATGGCGTTCAGCGCTAGGTCAACAGGAGCAGTTGAGAGTTGGGCGATTGTTGTTTGTGTTGACGGCGATCAACCAAAACACGAAGAAGTGATTCGCCAAATGGGATATATCCCGTCTTGAATAAAGGAGAAAAAATGATTAAGGCAGATGTTGTCGTCGGTTTACAATACGGCGACGAAGGAAAAGGAAAGGTTACACATGATTTATGTCGTAACGGAGATTACACACACGTTCTACGTTTCAACGGAGGTTGTAACGCAGGACACACGATCTATCACGAAGGAAAGAAGTTCGTGACGCATCACATTCCTAGCGGTGTGTTTTTTGGTATCAAGTCAATTATTGGAAACGGCTGTGTGGTTGATCCAATACGACTTTTAGATGAGATCGAAGAACTAGAAGCGGGAGGTATTGAGGTAAGATCTTTATTGAAGATCGCCACAAACACTCACATCATCCAAACAGAACATGTTGAGGAAGATTCATCCGATGAGAAGATCGGAACAACCAAACGAGGTAACGGCCCAGCATACAGAGACAAGTATGCTAGAACTGGTATCACTCTCAACCAAGCTCTTTTACAAGGACGATACACATTCCTCCGCGACTTTGCGGTAGACTTGTATGAAGAGTTTCACAATAACGGAGATGTATATGTTCTCTGCGAGGGGGCACAAGGGTTTGGTATTGATATTGACTGGGGTGAATACCCGTTTGTAACTTCTAGCCACTGTACAACGGCTGGCGTTCTTACAAATGCTATCCCACCACAAAGTATCGATCGTGTATGGGGTGTCGCAAAAGCCTATGAAACTTATGTAGGCAAGCGAGACTTTCACGGAAACGATCCCGCACTAGCGAGGATCCAAGAGGTAGGCCAAGAGTTCGGTGCGACCACGGGAAGAAAACGACAAACAAACTGGATTAATGTTGACTTTCTCGGGAAATCATGTAGAATGAATGGTGTGACGGATCTTGTGGTAAACAAGATGGACGTAATGCGCCAAGTTCTTATGGAGGAACTCGGTGCGAAGAACTGGGAAAGCACATTCAGGGCAAACATTTGCAACAAGGCACAGCGCTCTTGGAATGTGGACCGAGTTTATTTTTCAGACAATCCACACTCAATTTCAGCGGAGGACACAAATGGGTAAGATAACAGATTATAGAAGACGATATGGTTTAGGACTACAAGTAAAGCGACTTGACGGCTTTGTAAGTCTACGACAGAGAGGAGAAGGTGACGCAGGTTTTGATCTGTATGCTACCGAAAACATTGTTATTCCTGCGGGAGAACAACGGCTTATCAAGACTGGTATTGCCACATCATTCAGTCCAGACTACTATTTGCGCATTGCTCCACGGTCAGGTTTGGCCTATAAGCACAACATTGACGTAATGGCTGGTGTTATTGATAGTTCTTATCGTGGAGAGATTGGTGTTATTTTGAGAAACTGTGCTTCTCACGGTGATCACTTTACCGTCTCACCCGGCGATCGAATCGCACAAATGATTCCAGAACGTATTTCACAAGAACATTTTATGTTTGTTCAGGAACTTGACGATAGCCATCGCGGCGAAGGTGGATTTGGGAGCACAGGCAAATGAACAAACAAACAATGAGCACAATGATGTCCTCAAAGAAAACGGATTGGGGAACACCAAAATCTTTTTTCAACAAACTAAACAAAGAGTTTAGTTTTACTTTGGATCCTGCTTGTAATGCCGGCAACGCTCTATGTCCTCGTTTCTTTACCCAAGCGCAAGATGGTCTTGTACAGTCGTGGGCAAACGAAACTGTTTATCTAAATCCACCTTATGGAAGAGCAATCAAACATTGGATCAAGAAAGCATACGACGAGAGCACACAAAATAACGCAACTGTTGTTATGCTGATTCCAGCGAGAACTGATACAAAATACTGGCATGATTATGTTATGCACTCTGACGAAGTTAGACTTGTAAAAGGACGCTTGAAGTTTGAGGGAGGAAACGGAAACTCCGCACCATTCCCATCAGCAGTTGTGGTATTTAGACCCACACCCGCTCAACTAAAAATGTTTGGCCCTATTGTAACCACCATTTTGCCGTGAGCCAAAAAGAAGCAGTAAATCACCCTGATCATTATAACGCAGGTATTGAGACCATTGATTACATCGAGAGTTGGAAAATGGATTTCAATCAAGGCAACGTGATCAAATACGTTTCTCGATACGCAATGAAGGGTGGTATTGAGGATCTCCAGAAGGCCAAATGGTATTTGGAGAGAATGATCAATTTAGAGGAAAATAATGTATAGACAAACAATAACATTTGATGACGTTCTTCTGGAACCACAATACTCGGATATCATTTCGAGATCACAAGTAGACATTCACGGAACAATAGATGATCGCAGCAAGGCTTTATTCTTGCCTATTAT